GCAAGTCGGCCGATCACATGCTGCGCGGCTGGGGCACGGATCACTACCGGCTTACAGTGCGCGAGTCAGGCGAAGCCCTGTCAATCGAGGTTTAAGATGGAGGATGTGGCCAGCGTCTGTGCGCTGTTGTGCCTGGTGGGAAGGATTAGAGCTGCGGCTGAATTTCGGCGATCAATGCGGTGAGTCTGGCGGTATTTCGCCGGCACTCTCCGACTGCGGCAGCGATTGAATCAGCGAGTCCATCGCCTGATGTTCCGCTGGCTGGAGCAGTTCCGGGCTGATCCGCGGTTTCATGCAGGGAACGATTTGGGGAAGTTCTCGCACGGGCTGCTGCGAGCAGGCGACCAGCGAGGCTGAGATCGCCCACAGCGTCGTCCACCTGATGATTGAGCCCGGCGATGATCTTTTCATTGCGCTTGTCCGTCGTGTTGGCGGTGTCGATCTGAGCCTGCAGGGCGGCCCTGGCGTCGCGTTCGGCCTTGGCCTGTACCACGAGCCACCCTGCCCGCTCGTCGGCCCTGCCGGCTTTATATTTGGCGTTTCCAAATGAAAAAAGCGCGATCCATAAGCACCCTGCCACCGCCAAATAGGCCAACGGCTTCCAGAAACGAGTCAAGAACATTGCTGCAACGTGGTTGCCCATCGACAATTCGATGGTTCGTAGTTCCCATCGTTGTTGATTCGATCAAGCGAGGTATTAGGTGGCCGCAATCCCATATCAGCAATGAAATTTTCAAATGAATGGCGCCATCGATTACAGACGCGAATCCCGCGGGCTCCATACCTATGGAAATAATTGGCATTCGGATGAGTGCAACGAGCAATCATTCTCGTCCAGGTATTGTATTCGACAGTCTTTTTGTTGTTCTTGGCGCAACCATGCTTAGTTGCGATTACGCGAAGCTTTTCTCTAATGAAGCAGCCACATGAAGTAGTCCGACCGGCTGCCAGCGCCGCAACAGATCTAATGCCTTCAAAACCGCATTCACATCGACAAAGCACATGCGATCGACCGTGAATCAAGCCTGCGTTTTTCTTTACGCGCCACCGGCCGAAGCGGCTCCCAATTGCTGCGGTTTTAACTTTCATATATTAAAAATATCGCGCGTTGCCGTAATAGCGCAATGCTCCGTATGCGATGGCCGCTGCCGCGAGGATGGCGAGCAGCTTCCATTGGGACCGGAGAAAGAGCAGGACGCCCATCATGGCGGCGGTGTCGGCATATTGCTGGCTGCTGTGCTCGCAAACCCGCGCCACGCAGTAGCGAGTCCCGAAGCGATCAGGATGATTTTGACCGTGCGCGGAGCGAAGATTCCATCCGTTGAGGCGAGCACGCCCAGCGTCACCTGCGCGAAGCCCAAGAGCTTCGTTGTGTGATTGCGGAAGAACTGCATCAGGGCCTCAGTGGTCGTCATACGGATCTCCAGACATGGAAAGAGTGATGTCCAGGCGCATTAGCAACTCTCCAAACGGCCGGCGCGCACCCAGCCGTGCCAAGTGCCGATAGAATTGATAGACGGCGTCAGGGTCGGCGCCGATTCGTTGCCGTCCCATTCCCACGAGTGACCGCCGTTCACGGATTCGCGACCCGCGAGAATTGGCCGGATGGGGATGCGACAGACGTGGCTGGCGGGAAGCATCACGGTAAAAAAGCGTTGTCCGTCTTCCTCGGTATGGAAATAGAAATCCCCGCGTTCCAAGGCTTCGCTATCCCACAGATCGGCCGGCTTCTCTACGCGCCGCATGCCACACGACTCGGTGTTCACAGCCCGCACGCTTTCCGCGCTTTCAGCCAATTCTGGATGCGGTCGTCGAGCCCGAAATAGCCACCATTGATCGCCTTCGTGAGGCTGCCGAAGCTGTCGCTATCGGCATAGCGATTGAGCCCATGCGTTTTCCAGAACCAGCCTGCGGAGCGACAGGCCCCGGCCGGCGTCTCCAGCAACTCCGGATGCGCAAGCAGATCCATGTCGAGCGCGGCCCCGCACGCGGCGTAGTTCGCGCGGCCGGTCACCTGAAGTAGACCGCGGCCCTTAAATCGCACCCCATCGCCCGGCTGCACGTTGCCGAGATCCGCACGCATCTCATACGCGGTGCCATCCGCCAGTTCGCGGACATACACGAGGCTGCCGGACTCATGCGCGATCTGCGCGATAAAGGCCGCCTGACATTGCGCGGTCGTGATGCCACTCTCCGACATCGCATCGTTCAACGGCTGAAAGAACTGCGCGATCCGCTCCGCCGTCGCGTGAGGCATGGCCGCGGCGAGCTGCGTGGTCGAGATCATCGGTCTTCCCCTCGCTGTCCGTTGAATACCTTGCGCTCCAGTCTCTCGAGGCGACGATGATGATCGTCGACTGCGCGCGGCAGATAGGCCTCTCCAATCTTGTGCTTCCAGTCGTGCAGACTGTCGCTTCGTTTCTCTTGTGCGCCCATCCGCTCGCCCAATCGATACAGCGATTCGGCATTGCGCTGGCTGGCCGCCTCTCGCTCACGCAAGGTCTGATCCAGTTGCTCCCGCCAGTCTTTCCAGTCCTGTTCGCGGCGCGTATCCATGGCTTCGAAGCGCTCGAAGCGAATGCGGAAGACGGCGTATGCCCCACCCGCCGAGATCAGGATTGTCAGCAGGTACGGGAGCCATTCGCTCATGAGCCCGGTTCGTTCTCGGCCGTCAGCACGGCTTTATCCAGCGCCGCGCAGATGCCAATGCGCTCGAGCAGGGTGTACTTGGTGGGATGGGGACGCAGGCGCCACTCGTCGATCTTCTCGAGTTCGTCGAACGAGAAGTGGTCACGCACGCCGCCATATTCGGGCTTGGTCGGATCAAAGATTTCCAGCAGGGAATTGTTGACGATGATGACGGTGTGGCTGATGTTCGCTGCTCCTCAATCGTGCTTGGGAATGTTGATGTGCTGCCGGCCGAGCGCTTCGCGCATGCGTTCGACTTCATCGAGTGCGACACGCGCGTTCGTATCGGCGGCGTGCGAGGTCGCCTCTGCCTTCGCGATGCCGGCCTGAATCTTCGCATCGATGATCTGCGGATAGAGAATCGCATGCATGACGATGGCGCCGAGCGCAAGGCATGAAAAGATGATGGCGACGACAGAAAGTGCGCGATCAGCAATATTGATGTCCCCGGTACGGCCCTGCACTGAATTGGGCGCCGCGGTCTGGGAATTGTCAGATCCGTGATGCTCCGGATGAATCTGCGGGCTCACTGGAAAACTTTCCTCTCTAATGTCTCGATTCGCCGCTCGTCCGCTTCCAGTCGCTGATTCGTCGCGGCGAGGCTCGTATTCTGTGTGGCCGCGATTGCCGCGACGTTCGCCTTCACTTCCGACATCTGAAAGATGAGCGCGCCCACGCCCAGCGAGATCAGCGTCCCCACGATCCCCAGAATCCAGTTCTGCCACGTCTGCTGCTTCTCCGGTCGCCGCCCGCCGCCTTCCGTATAGCTCTGGATCTCAATCGCTGCGCGTGCCGCTTCCCGGGCAATCAGGCGCTGCGTCTGCTGGAAATCGGTGTCTGCGGAGTAGCCCGGATCTGGCCCGCGTTCATTCTTCATGCCAATGGCCGCCACCGCGGTATCGAGTACGTGTCGCCCTGTCCTCGCTCATCCTCTGCGCTCATCGTCGACCCCATTATTCGTTTGAAAACCTCAGCGCTCGACATCCATCTGGCGCGTTATGTCAGTTGTCCAGGAGACAAACGTCCGTCTTTCCGCCTATGCTCCGCTTGCCAAGGGGGGGCATCATGAAAAGAACAGCGGTTTTAGCCGTGCTCGCATTGAGTGGCTGCGCCACGATCACTGCCGGCATGGCAGGCAACATCCTGCTGGGAGGCATTGTCGGCGTCGTCGTTGACGCGACCAGCGGAGCGACGAAGGAACTCAAGCCAAATCCTCTACGCGTGAAACTCGAGCCGATTGCCGCGCCATTGCAGGCCGACCAATGACGACAAAGCTGTCGCTGAATCGCCTTACCGGCGCGCGGCCAGCACCATCGAGCCGCTGGAAATTGTGACCGTATCGCCCCCGTCGAATTTGCAGGCGACGAGCTTATAGGTAACGGCAGCGCCGCCGGTAGCTATGAAGCGTCGCGTGAGCGTTATCGTCTGGATGCGCTGATCGCCTACCGCTGCGACCTTGTCGAACCATTCCTGACGTTTTGCCGTATCAAAGGTCGCATCCTGAATCGATGAGAAGAAATCGACATATGGAAGGCTGCCGCCGGTTGTGTAACTCACCGTGAAAGTTGCGCTGATCTGGATCGTGGTATCGATGCGCGGCGTGTAGAAGATCGACGCCAGAGTGTCGTTGTGCGCAAAACCATCTGGCGTGAAGCGAACCGCGGAGATCGTGACGCCGGTGAACGTCTGCTCGGATTCATCCACGCCCAGACTGAGCCGCAGACCGTCGTCTTCGAACAGATCCGTATTGGACGTGCCGGTATTGTAGTCCGCCGTCAGCAGGTCGGTGTAGACACCGGAGTCTTCCAGTTGCGCCACGATCGTGACCCGCCCGGCGTCTTCGGGTAACTCAAGCTGCTTTTCCTTGCAGCGGAACTTGCGATTCACCCAGCCATAACGCGCGTGGCTCTGCTGTATCACTTCGTGAAGCGCAACCTTCATGAGATTCAGTGCGCCCACCAGCTTCACACCGCGCATCATCCGCGATCGCCGCAGATAGATCTCCGCCAGGCGCTGCGCCTGATACTGATCCGTCACGGCGTCGAGCTGTAGTTCGGTCGGAATCCGCTCACCACCGTCCTGCGTTTCGTATGACGAATCTGTTCGATAGATTCCGGTCGTCTGCAGATACTGGCTTCCGGCATCGATGAAGATCGGTGCCACCGCGTTATATCGCGCGTCATGCCCTATTGTGTCCTGCACCTCCAGATCGCCGTACAGGTCGGCCTCCGTGAACGTATGAGCCGGGGCATCATAGGCACCTGCATTGATACGCCATTTGCCGTGCACGTAGGTGAGCGTGCCCGCCATCGAGGCGAGAATCGCCTTCAGAATATCCCGCCGTGTCTCGCTGCAGCTCACCTCCAGATCGCAGCGATAGCGCGATTGCGAACCGCTCGGGGGCGCGTTCGCGCCACTCAGCGTCTGATCACAGACATTGGATGAGGCGATTGCATAGGGCTCATCGATCCGGCTATCGAGCTCACGCAGGCCATATAGGATGAGCCGTGTCGATACGTCGTTGTGAACGGAGCCGCCGGTCAGAAACCAACGGACATGCTGTACCGGATCGCGCGAAAAGGCCCACGTAGAAGGATCAGAGGCGCGCTGCGAGCCGGAGCCGCCATTTGTGGAATCAAGCCGCGCATCATAGGTGAGCAGGCCATTGAGCAATGCAGTCGCGCTTTGCGGAGCACCGTCTGGCCATACGGTCTCGTCCCGCTCCATGCGAATCACGCCATAAGTCGTACCGCGGAGCCTGTGGACTCCATCCCATGCACCGAATGCACCGCTGAGGTTGGTATCGACGGTCTGGCCGGATGTCCCAAGATGCTTGAAGATTTGAAGCTTCGAATTCCAGGGGCTCGCCGTCACTGTCCCGCCACTACCGCCCGGTATGTTCGCGTTCGGGATCCGACGCTCATCGAGCCAGAAGTCCGAGAACGCGCTCGACTGATGACCGGCGTAGGCGATCACATACCAGAGATATTTGTTGTCAGTGCCACTGACGCCATAGAACACGAGCACGCCGCCTGCTCGTCGCGTGCCAAAAATCAGGCGTCGAAACTCGACGGTGCCACGGACGGTTACGTTAAGAGGCGGCGGGTTGCCGCGGCTCGATCCTGAGAATGAAGAAATGACGGCGTTTACGAGCGACCGATAGGCCAGACTCCTCCCAATGTTTGCGACCGCACTGACAAAAGTACCGGCTCCCTGGTTCGATGCGGCCGAAAAGCCGAATGCCCAGAAACTCAGGTAGATCTTCAGGGCCGTCTTGAATTTCTTGCCCATCTCTAGATCGTCCAGGCGAGGACGCCGGAGAGCGTTGGATACCTTTCAATTCCTTCAGGCGATACTGTTGCGGTCTCAACCCCAAGACATATGCCGCCAGCCAGTCCTTCATCTAGATCTGCGATTACGACGTCGCCGCGCTGAGCGAAAGCGACATGCTTTGGCTCGCCAAACATCTGCCTCATCATCGACTCGGCTCCGCCATTCGAGGCCAAAATGCGGGCGCCCTCTTCGACCGTCGAGTACCGGGGGAACTGGAGTCTATAATCGACACCGGTCTGGATCAGTACGCCCGCGCCAGTAAATTGCCAGCAATCCCAGACGCCGTATTCGCGCGGGCGTTTACGATTCTCCTCAATGAAATCGAGGAGCTTCCGCCATGAATCGGGAACTCTCATCGCTGAGGATGCAGCGGCGTAACGTTGGGGCCCCCGGGTACGGTAATCGGGGTCTGAACCGCTGGGTCGACCAGCTTTCCACCCCAGATGACCTTCTTGAGCTGGATCGCATTTACCTGGTCGAAGCCATTGTCGCCGGCATAGAACTGCTGCTGGTGTTCATGCGTGTAGCGCCATCCGTCGATGCGATCGAGCAACGCGAGGCGATGCTCCGCAGTGACCTCGATGATGGGCCGTGCACCATCGACACGACGGAAGGAATCAATGCGGCCTTCCCATGAGACCTCGGGCGCTGCCAGCAGTTGGCGCATATCCGGATCGAGAAATCCCAGATATTCGACGACGCTGCGGCCAAATGAGCCGTCGATATCCGTTTCGGCGACGAGCGACGGATCAACCCCGGTCAGCGTATAGCGCTTGCGTTGCGCGCCGAGATCCGTGCTCTCGGATTCACCATCAACCGTCACCAGCTCGCCAGCGCCGAGATAGATATTGCCCAGAACGGTCAGATCGCCTATTCCGGTCCAGAAGCGCTCATGGCCACTTGGAAAATCGAAATCGGCGGCAATGAATGCGAAATAACGTTCCTTGCCCGCCTCGGTCTCATTGGCCGAGGTTGCAAACCACGTCACGCAAGCACCGGTTCGATGTGTTCAACTGTTTCGCCGTCTCGCAAAACGACATATCCGCATTTCGTCGGATCGAGAGGTGAGTGAGCGCCCCGCGCGATCCATCGCGCGCTCCATAACCAGCGGCTCGGCTTTCGCATCACTACCTCATCGTCGTTCACCTTCCCAGACCACACGGTCTTTGGTCCAGAGAAGTACACCACTGCTTCGTACATTCAGATCGCTTCTTCGAACTCAGCCGATGCCGTCGACCAAAAACCGGGATCGTTTTCCCACGCAATGAGATCGCCGGACGACACGAATCGGCCGAATGGCTGATTGATGATGACCGGAGCGTTGTCGACCGGTGAATTGCGGATCGGCGGCTCGAACTGCAGATATCCGAGTCCGGCCGCATCGCTGTTCAACCGCGCAGTGACGATCTTCAACTCGCTGCCGCGCGGCGTGATCAGCTCAACCTGATCGTCAATTTCGAGCAACCCGGCAGTACTCGCCGGCAGGCCCTTGAGGTAGAGAGCGCTGCCGGTCTGCGCGACTGCTGCAACGGCCGCACTCGTAGTCTGCGTAAGACGAATCGGCAGCGATGAGGCCGCAAAGGTTGCGCGCCAGTTGTACATGCCGAAGCTCGTGCTACCGGTATAGGAGTTCGTGCCGTCCGCTGTCGCGGAATCAATAGTGACCGTAATGGATGTCGCGGCATTCGTCTTGCGGGCCACAATTGAGAAATACCACCAGCCATTACCAAGGCTTACCGCAAAGGCGCGCAGATTCGCCCAGTTCACCCCAGTCGCGGTGGTCCCAGTGGCGCCCGTGGATAAGTTGAAATATTGGCTTACGGATGTGCTCCCGGTGGCTTCCGACATATTGAGCACGCACCACGTGCGGCCATTCGCCTTCAACGCAACCGCGAAACTAAAATCTGTCGCTGCGGCGGCGATCGTCACTGCCTGTGAAACGCGGTGAGCGCTATTAGCGGTTGTCTCGACAATGTTGTCTTCAGTGTTGGTCCCGAGCGGATCAGCCGTGCCGCCATCGTTTGGCGTGACTGTAACGCCCGTCTTCGTCCATGAGGCGTTATCGAACTCATCAGACCGCAAGAGACTGTTCGGACCGTTGTCAACCAGCGCACTGCGTGACAACGAAGCATATGGAACAGACAGGTAATCGCCGGCCAATCCGGACGCATCGTTCGTCACAATGCCAGGATTGATACTCGTGGTGCGCGGAATGTAAGCGGCCGTGAGCAGGCCAGGAGTCGCGGAATACGAAGAGATGTCTTCCGTGCCAACGTTCGTGAGCGCCACGGTCTGGGTTCCGCGCCCGGTCATCGTCATGAACCGGATCGCGTAGGGAACGTATTGCACTACCGTGACGGCAGGATTCGCATAGAGCGGTGTCCCAGAACCGCCAATGGTTTTGGTCAGCCGGGATACGCGGTCGGCTACGGCATGACTCCAGCCGGCTCCGGTGCTCCACCCCATCGTCCCGTTCGCGAACGTGTTGTTCGTCAAGAGTTCGCTCGTGGGGAAACTGCCGCGCCGGCGATACGACAAATCGGTGATGTACGCACGATTCTGCTGCCCGCGCAGACTCGCGAGCCATGCGCGCAGCAACGCGCGTTCAGATGCGGCGGCCGCAGAAGCGGTCCTGCCGCCACCATGCGGAGTGAACTGCAGGCTCAGGCTGAGTTTGTCGCCACCTCTGGCGTTCGTCGTTACGGCGCCGGTGAATGCTCCGCGCGACACGCCTGTCGATTCGAGATAGCGCATGCTCGTTCTGGCATGGCGCAGATTTAGTGGAATCACGATATCGTTCACCGCCGCAGACCTCGATTCATTCGATCAAGCTCATCAAAAATCTCGGACTTCAGCGCCGCGCTGCTCTGGCGGAGGATTGCCGGGAGAGCGGTAATTACATCCTGCGTCGCGCCGCGGGCATCGATGTTGTAGACGGGGGCGAATACCGTGCCGCCGCCCCGCGCGCCATTCGGGATGATGCTGCCATTGCCGCGTGGAACGAACAGCTCAGGACCTTTCTCGCCGACGAGATAGGGTGAGCCGGCACTCACAGGTCCGCCCGCCGCCTTGTGCGCGACGCCGAAGAGATCGGAGATAAAGTCGCCGAGGCCAAAGCCGCCTGACGATTTCGAGCCCAGCACCTTGGCCGCCGCCGCCTCGGCCACTACGCGGCGGATCACGTTCAGAAAATCGATCAACAGACCTTTGAGCCCGTTGTGGAACGGATCGAAAAAGAAGTTCGCGAAGGCATCCTGAATATTCTTCGCCGCTTCCTTTGCATATTCCTCCATCTCACCGATGCGCTTGCTGAAGATCTTCTTGGCCTCAATCGCGTTCAGATCGAACTCCTCGAGCGCATCGATTGCCTTCTGCCGGTCGAAGAACTGATCCGATTTGTCCAGAATGTCCTTTACATGCTGCTGGCGTGCATCGCTGTCCGCCTTGAGGTAGTTGATCTCTGCGGTGATGTTGCGCATGAACTTGTCATGGCGTTCTTCCTCGTCGCTGATGATTCGATCGCCGATAACCGACTGATAAGTGCTGTAGTCGATTTTTGCAGGCGACTGATGCCCTGCGCGGCCGCTGCTCATTCGGGAGAACGAATCGCTCAGCGCCCCGGATTGCGCTTTCGTCAGAGCATCGATCTCGGCCTGCAGGCGATCGATCTCCTGCTGGGCCGCGTTGCCGCCCAGGCCGAACGAATCGGCCTGCGTTTGATAGAGATCGCCAATGCGCTTTTTCCGGTCCTCAATCTGTGAGTCCAGAGCGATGCCGACCTGCGCGCGTGTCTTGGCCTGTGACAGATCACCTTCACTCGCCAGAATCTTGATACCGGCGATGGTTTCCGCGACGAGCTTCGCAGTCTTCGCGAAGCCGGAGATCAGGGACGACGTGATCGAGTCTGCCGCCGCCTTGATCACCGGGTCCTTCAGCACATCACGCAATTCCTGCATGCTGCGCGTGGCTTCCGGCAAGCCGGACTTCGCCGAGAGCAGATCGGTCGCCGCATCCTTCACCTCGCGCAATGACGTCGCGAAGGTGCCATTGCTTTTCGCGGTGGCATCCAGAACCTTGCGGAATCCTTCCGTGAGCTTGACTCCGATGAATATGCCGAGCAGCTCGTTCGCGGTCTTCGTCAGGCCACGGATATCTCTGTCCATATCCTTGAAGCCCTTGAGGATCGAGCGGACGGAGTCCTTCGTCTTGTCTTCCGCAGAGATTATGTAGCGCGCAGTGGCGGCCGCAGTGCTCATGAGTTTTGCTTCGGCGGGTCAGCGATATGTTTCAGATAGGCAACGGCGAGCCAGTATTCGGCCTCGCTCCAATCGAGAACTTTCGAAGGCGGGATGCCCCACTCTTTCGCGACATGAATCAGCGTGAAGAGCGAAGCATCCTCACTCAATTTTTTTCGACGTTCTCCACATCGGAATACTCGCTCATCATCGCATTCGAGATGCGCGCGACTACTCCGGGGTCAACCTGCATGAGCCCGGTGAACTCGGACTCTTCGAAAATCAGCCGTCCGTGCTCATCACGGGCCCGCACGATCACTTCCATCGCCTGGCGGGCAGCGCTGTCGACCTTGACCATGTCGCCCAGATTCTGATTGACGGTCATTCCGAGCTGACCTGCATTCTGAACAGCGCGGCGCTCGCCGAGGCTCAGATGCGGCCAGTACCAGATCGACATGCCATCCCACTCGGGAACCTTGATCTCGAGTAGTTTTTCCGGAGAACGGAAATTCGCGAAGTGCTGCTTCGCCTTGAGCAATGCATCACTCATGCGAACCACGCCTCGAGGCCGGTAATGCGCAGGGCGACCTGGCCGCCCACTGAACGACCTACGCCGGCGCTGACCGGAAAGCTCTGCACATACGCCATGAACGCGGCGGCCTTGCCGTTGCGATCCGTCGAGGTGAATGCCACAGCCGTCGTGAGTATGTGGAGTGCTTTGAGGCGCGCCTGTCCGGCATCCGTCACATCAAGATCGATGGTCAGCGATCCGGCGCCACGATCGGGGATATCGAGTACGTACTCCTTTGCAAGCGATTGCAGGTTCGTCGTATCGATTTCCTGCGTGGTGCCATCGAAGAGTGAAACATCCTTGACGTTCGATACGGCGGTCATCGTCTGTGGAGTTGCGGAACCGCCCGATCCATAGGCCGTATAGAGCGTGCCATCCACGCCCTTCAGTTCGAAGGTATTGGTGAGAGGATTGGAGAGGACGAATGCACGGTTGTTGAGCTCCACCATGCCTACCACGCCCGTGATCACAATGACCGTTCCGGCCGCAAGGCCATGCGCGGTTGAGGTAATCTGCACAGGATTGGCGGCAGTTGCGCCGGTGATGGTTTTGGCCGCAGCGGTCGCCGTCGACACCCGGGTAACGAAATTCTGGGAGGAAATTGCCGATGAGGACATGGTGGCTGACTCCTGATCAGCTGGGATCTGAAATGTTCATGATGTAACGGACGCCCCACCGAGCCGTGAGCGAGCCGAGCATGCGTTCGGCCTGTTGCAGGAAGGGCGCATCGGCACCGCCGTATGCGGTGTGCCAGACAAAAGAGAGCCCAAGCGACATATCCGCCATCAGCGCGATATGGCATTGCGTTCGGATATCCAGCAGACGCGAGAGAACCTCGGTCTCGCTCTCGCCCGTGCAGACCGCGGTCAAATGCACTTCGATCGTGCTGCGGAAAGAATCGAGATCACCATCATCCGGGGCGTCGGCTCCATAATTGACGGTGACGACCGGAAGTTCGGCCTGCTCCTCGGAAAGCGAGCGAACGCGATTCACTTCTACGATGGCGCCGAGGCTCGCGTTCGCACTGAGAGCCGCGGCCGCTGCATTGAGAATCTGCTGAACGCGGTGAGACATCAGATTCTCAGCGCCACGACCGACCAGCCCGGAGCCGGCGAATCGGGCTCGATGTGGAATGCGCGATAACCGGTTCCATCAACGGACAGCACCTCA